GATTTTATTCGCAATTTCTATTTTCATATTTTAGGGTTGTTTAAAAAATTGAAAGCTGCGGACTTGGTCTATTACAGATAACCTCTGATACAATAGGGGTGCTTTCCTTTAATATTTCTAAGTAATAACTATTTTCTTCTTTATACGAAACGCAATACTTACAACCTTTTGACTTTAAAATAGAATGACCAACGCAAAGTACCGAGCCTACTGCTATGTCATTATACAAATCGCAAGGCTTGCTATAAGTTCCCGAATTAAAAGTCGCAATTTCTATTTTCATATGCAATTTATCGAATGATTTTGAATAAGTGTTTTTACGTTCAATTTTAAAACGCTTGGCTTCTTGAATCGGCTTATAAAAAAGTCAGCCATTCTCTCAGCAGTTCTTAACTGGTCTTTTGTAGTGCAACTTACAATAGTGTCAATCACCTTTAGGTAAGCGCGTTCGGTTTGGTAAGCGTTCATAAATTAAAGTTTTAGTTTTTTTGTAATTTCTTCAATCATCTTGGTTATTTCTTTGTTGTTGCTAAAGGCATCGTAATCGCGCAAGGCTAAAATTAATAAACCTTTTTCGTAGCTTGCTAATGATTGAGGTTCTTTAGTTGTTTGTTTATCTGCTTTCATTATAGTAGTGATTTAATTACATTTTTAATAATTTCAATTTCGTTATCGGTACAAGGTATTTCATCGCCTTCGCTGGTGATATAATAAGCCTCGTTGATTTCACTCAATTCGCGTTCAAGTAAATAGTCTGCTGGCTCCCAGCGTGTTTCTCTGCTATACGCAACAAAGGTCTCCGTTATAGTTGCGTTAACCACAAGGCTAACATTACCCATATCAATTTCAAATTCAAAGGTATCGGTATCGTAATCGCCAACACCATCAAAGTTAAAATCTAATTTGTCAATCGCGCTAACTATATAGCGTCTGTGTTCTAAGAATTTGTTAATGTCGTACATAATATAAGTATTTAATTGTTTGTTTTTAATTGTTTTCATTTTCGTAAATATGCTCATAACACACGCGCACAAATTCATTGATTAATGTTTCATGACCTTCGCCATCTTCATTGTCAATCGCTTGGCTGTCAGTGGTGGTGAAAGAGTAAGAGTAGTTCCCAAGTTTTACGGTTACTCTCCAATGACCGTATCCTGTTTTGGTAATGCTTTCAATTTGCGCTTTCATAATATAAGTGTTTGTTTGTTTGTTTAGCAAATATAGAAAGAAAATATCATTGCGCAAATAAATGTTAAAGTATTTTTAAATCTAAAACGCAAAGCATTGATAATCAACACTAAAAAATAATTTACAGAAAATAGATAAAAATAAACACAAAAACATTTGCGCAATTAACATAAAGCCCTTATATTTGCCCTATAACATTTAAAAACAATATAAAATGAATTACTTAAAAATTGATTACGCAAAAAAAAAGGGGGTTAATCCTTCACGAATTAGCCAACTTATAGAAGCTGGTAAACTTGAAACGGTAGAAGAGAATGGAAGGCAAATGGTTGTTGATTGTAAAGCCAACAATGAATTGTTTAATCGCAAGGCACATAACGCTAAAAGAAAGTAATATGATAAAAACTAAAATTCAAGAAACGCTTGACACGATAGGTCAAATTGATTTCGACATCAGATGGGTGCAGCAGAAAATTGCTAAACAGAATTACAATAGCTTTAAGAAGTCAATAGAGCATCAGGAGAAGATTCAAATGATGGTGCTGGAAAGGCTAAAAGAGAGATACAACAAACAAGTGGAGAAGTTAAAAATTTACTAAATCAAACAAAATGGAAAACAAACAAACAACAATCACAGATGCCAACATTGAACCGATCATTGAATTGGTGAATGAAGGCGAGGCGAACCAAGTAGGTGAGCAAACAGAAAGCAATATAACATTGCACCCAGCACCTCAACAGGGCGGTGAACTAAGTACATTCGGCAACAAAGAAGGCTTTGAGCACGCTATGAGAGTAGCGAAGGCTTTAAGTGTTAGCGACCTTGTACCAGTGCAATATAAGAATAACATTAGCAACTGCCTTATCGCTATCGATGTAGCAAAGAGAATAGGCGCGAGTGAGTTGATGGTAATGCAGAACCTTTATATCGTGCATGGCAAACCTTCGTGGAGTTCTCAGTTTCTTATTGCTACATTAAACGCGAGCCGTAAATTTTCACCGCTTAGATTTGAAGAAGATGATAAGAATGGTGGTAGATGCAGAGGTGTAGCGATTGACTTGGCAACGGGCGACAAAGTAGAGGGCGTATGGGTAACGATGGAAATGGCTGCTGCTGAAAAGTGGATTGACAAAGCTGGTAGCAAATGGAAAACAATGCCTCAGTTAATGATGAGATATAGGGCAGCTGCTTTCTTCACGCGCCAATTTGCGCCTGAGGTGTCAATGGGTATAATGACTCAAGAGGAAGTATATGATATTACAGCAATTCAATCTAAACCAACAACAAAATGGAACACAGCAGAATAATAGTAGAAGCGGAACAGCGTAGCCCTGAGTGGCACGCTGCCCGTTTAGGTTTATTCACTTCATCTGAAATTTATAAACTGATGAGCGAGCCTAAAAAGAAAACGGAAACTTTAAGTGAAGGCGCCAAGACTTACATCATGCAGAAAGTTGCTGAAAGTTTAACGGGAATAGTTGAGGAGGTGCCAGTTAATAAGGCTATGCAATGGGGGGTTGACAACGAGCCGTTAGCTAAACAATGGCTTTCAAAAATGCACGACTTTGAAATTATAGAAACCAAGTTTATCTATATCGAAGGTATGAACTACGGGGGTTCATCTGACGGCTGGATTCGTGAGATTGATTCTGCTTTGGAGGTGAAGTGTTTGAACACAGCAAATCATTTAACCGAGATTCGTTCAGCAGAAAGTGTTGAAAGCATTAGACAAAATTTAGCGAATAGATATTGGCAAATAACAAGTGATGCCTATCTTCGCAACGCGTCTAAGTGTACTTTGTGCTGGTTTGATAGTAGAGTGCCGAATGACTTTGGTTTATTCACTAAGACTTGGGACATAGTTCCGGCAGATGTTGAATTGATGCTAACTAAAATCAAGCTGGCAAACGAGTACTTTCACGAACAATTAGAATACTTTACTAAATTTTAAAATATGAAGAAGGGATACTGGTGTAAGCAGCGCGAACTTGTTACTATTCTGCAAGAGGATAGGACACATTACTTAATAGAGTTCTTCAACGGTGTTAAAATTTGCACGAATAAAAACGCGGTGCAAGATATTTATTTTGATGAGAATATAAAAGATGTAAAGTTATGTTAGATATAAGAAACTGCGATAATATGGAATTAATGGCTAAGTACCCTGATAAGTATTTCGACCTTGCGATTGTTGACCCGCCTTATGGGATAAATGTAAATGTTTCGATGGGTAGAAGAAAAGGAGATAAAAAAAGTGATTATCATAAATTTGAAGGGGGAGATAGTCAAATTCCATCTGCAGATTATTTTAACGAATTGTTTAGGGTGTCAAAAAATCAAATAATTTGGGGAGGAAACTATATGACAGAATATTTAAAGCCATCTCCTTGCTGGTTGCTATGGGATAAAGGGTTTAGTGAAGATGTAACATTTGCTCAATTTGAAATGGCTTGGACTTCATTTAAAAGCAGTTGTAAAAAATATGATTTTAATGCAGCAGCTAATAAAAACAGAATACACCCGACACAAAAACCTGCAGAGTTATATAAATGGTTACTTGATAAATACGCAAAGCAAGGCGACAAGATACTTGATACGCACTTAGGAAGTGGAAGTATTGCCATCGCATGCCACGATTATAAATTTGATTTGACGGCTTGTGAACTTGATGAATCTTATTATAATTCAGCTATAAAAAGAATACAAAATCACATTTCTCAAACTAAATTAGAATTTTAATTAGATTAAGAGTATTATTTTGTATATTTGCAATATGGATATATCATTTAAAAATAAGTCAGGAATTTATATTATTAAAACAAAAATTAATAATAGAGTTTATATAGGTTCAGCAATAAATCTTTATAATAGAAAACACACGCATTTAACGCATTTAAAACAAAACAAACATTGTAACGCAAAACTTCAAAGATTTGTAAATAAATATGGTATTAAAAACATATATTTTGAATGCGTTGAATTTTGTGAAAAAGAAAATTTAATAAAAAGAGAGCAGTTTTATATAGACAATTTAAATCCTTTTTACAATATAGCAAAAATAGCAGGAAGTACTTTAGGGGCAAAAATAACGAAAGAACAATCCGAAAAATTATCTAAATTAAGAAAAGGAAAACAAAACTCTTTAGGCAGAAAGTACTCAAAAGAAACAATATTAAAAATGAGTGAGTCGGCTAAAAAAAGAGGTTTGCACCCTAAGTTTAAAGAAGCTTCTATTTTAGCGAATACTGGAAGAAAACAAACAAAAGAACATAGAGCAAAGGTAACTGAAAAACAAAAAAAAATAAATAATATGCAATTATTAGAAATCAATAAAATGCTGAAAGAAGGAATTTTTCAAAAAGATATTGCATTAAAGTACAACGTATCTCAAAGAGTAATATCTAAAATTAAATTAGGTATTTATTAAAGAGTATTACGACAAAGCAATGGAAAGAATAAAAAACCATGTTAGTCAATTAAAAATGTTTTGAGAATAATTTAGAAGATGGAAGGTTATTCTAAATAATTTGTTATATTTGCGTATCTCTTTGGTGAAAGGTCGAAAATCACTAAGAAATTATTAAAACAACCGAATCGGGCAACTGGTATATGGGTATTCGACCACCTCACCGCCAGTTCCTGAGGAGGTTTATATTAAAGTTTATTGGTTTTTAAAACCTCTATTATTATGGCACGAACAAAATTAATCTTTTACGGTACTGAAAAAAGTCAAACTGATGAACACGAAGTTGTTTGTTATGTAAACGACAAAAACGAAATTTATTTGGAGTTAAGCATTCCTTATTTTGAACCATTAAAAGCGTTTATATGCTTCGATAAAAGCACAGCTATAAAATTCGCTAAAACAATAAGAACAAACATTAATCTTATTGAAGATGAGGAGGTGAACAATGGCTAAAGCATTACCATATTTTAAATTCTTTTGCTCCGAATGGAGCGATGGAGATATTACGTTAGAAGAATACGAAACACAAGGCTTATTTATAAACATTTGCTCTTACTATTGGAGTAATGAATGTGTTGTGGAACTATCTAAACTTAAAAAGAGATTTAAAAAAGATGTTGAATTAATTGATTTACTAATTAAAAATGATATACTTAAGACAGTAAATGATTTAGTTATAATTAACTTTTTAGATGAGCAGAAAAGCGACAGAAAGTTAAAGTCTATTACAAATAAAGACAACGGAAGCAAAGGAGGTAGGCCAAAAACCCAAACTAAAACCGAAAATAACCCAATCGGTTATAATTCGCTAACCGAAACGAAAGCGAATCAAAAGGCAATAAGAGAAGATAAGAAAAGAGAAGACTATAACGAAAATAAATTTTCTGAAAAAATTATTGAATTAGGTAAATATGTTTTTTCGGACGACTGGGGAGTTGACAGAGCAATTACAAGTTACTCAACTTCCTTAAACAACCTAAAAGAATCCTTTTTAAATTTCCTGATGTCGGAAAAATACCACGAAAAAGAATTGAATGAATTAGCAATGGATAAAATGAGTAAGCATTTTTTTAGATGGCTTTCAACACATCAGCCCAAGAAAGTCGAAAATAAATATGCTGATTTATTGCAAGGTGAATGGGGTATAGATTTTCATTTGAAGCCAACACCGAATGATAAGGAAGCTATACAAGAACTATTAAACGATGGCTGGGTAAGAACTAATGAAGGAATGGCTAAACGTATAAAAAAATAAATATGAGCGTTAAAAATTATTTCTGTGAGCCAAGCGAGGCAATAGATATGCTCGATAACATTCGAGAAGGCAGAGTTAAGTTAGGGTTAGGTATTGGAGACGAACTATCTGATAATCATTTGAGATATAAACAAGGGCAGTTCGTAATGGTGAATGGCGCAGACAATACGGGGAAGACTACTTGGATTCTGTGGTACTTCGTTGTGCTGGCACTTAAACACAAAATCACCTTTGATATTTATTCTGCTGAAAATTCAATAGCATCATTGAAGCGCGATATAATGCAGTTCATGACTGGTAAGCCATTGAACAAGTTAAGTGATTTAGAATATCGTAGAGCATTTGATGAAATGAATCATTACTTTAAATTCATTCGTAATGATATTATTTACAACATCAAAGAACTATTGGCGATAAGTGCGCAGAGCGATAGCAAGTGTTTACTAATTGACCCTTGGAATAGTTTGAAAGGTAGTGGAGGCAATAAGCACGAAGAAGATTACGAAGCCTGCGGAGAGATTCGGGTATTTTGCAACACGAAGAAAAAGAGCGTGTATGTTAATGCTCACTTGGTAACAGAGGCAGCCCGTAAGAAGTACGCTAAAGACCACGAATACGAAGGTCATCAAATGCCACCAAGTAAAAGTGATACGGAGGGAGGGCAAAAGTTTGCTAACAGATGCGATGACTTTATAACCATTCACCGGATGACTCAATTCGAGGCACGTAAGAACTTTACAGAGATTCACGTAAGGAAGGTGAAGGAAACTATTACTGGCGGTTCAGTTACTCCATTAGACAGACCTTTGATTTTTAAGATGTGGAACTTTACGAGGTTTGAAGTGGGAGAACGAAACCCAATAGCCAACGAAACAGGACAAGGCACACCGGTACAACAAACATTATCAACTTTAAACCATTCTAAAAATGAAAAATTTGAAACTGAGAGCGTTCAAAAAGATGCAGACCCTTTCCCGTTCTAAGATAGCAGAGGAAAGAGAAACAGATAGCCTCAATGATTTATTTAAGGAAGAGATCATGATTGATTTATCTTTTGACTTAGCACTATGCGAAATGATGGCGAAAAAATCAGCTGGGGCGAAAAAGAATAATTGGGAAAATATGGCTTTGAGAATTCAATCGTATAAAGATTACATCGATAAAATTCATTCTAAGGCAAAAAGAGAGTATCTAATAAACGATATGAAGCCAAGTGATATAATTACATTACTCGATAAAAATAAGCGCTTAGAAAGGCTTAATTTAAGTTTGATGAAACAGAATGAGAATTTAAAAACGCAAATTGATAACTATGTCGCAAAGTTTGGATTATAACGATAAAGTGTGGGGACTGCTTATTTCAATGAATGTGGGTGATGAATTCAATATAATTGAGAAGGTTGCACCTGAGAGAAGGCAAAAGTTTATTGAGATAGTAAAAGGTTATATTGACCACGATTGTAGTGATTTAACTTATATTGAGTTCAACAACGAATACACGAAAATTAAAAAATATTTAAAATAATCTTGGAAAAGTTTGGTACTTAAAAAACAATTACTAATTTAGCCACGCAGTCCGAAATGAAAAATATTAAAAACATAGCCGTTACATTGCCTTTGGGGTTTCACCTCTTCGGACTGCCTTTGTAACGGCTGTATTTTATATTTATGGCACACCTAAATATTGATGAAAGAAGAAAAGCTGTTGAAGAAGTTATTAAAACTGGATTTAGCACTAAAAGACTTAAGGAGATAGCGAAAGAGTTTAATTGCTCTTATGGTGCGTGTTATACTGATTTTGCTTATCTCAGTAATAAAACCGGAATAACTTTATATCCTTGCCCATCAGTAAAAGAAAATGTAAGGAAAAGAGATAATAATACTTGTCAGTATTGCGGTGAAGTTGGAGGAGAAATTATAATAGAACACGTAATACCATATATTTATGGGGGATTAGGAAAGGAATATAACTTAGTTTGCGCTTGTCAGGTTTGCAACACAAAGAAAAAGAAAAAGGTATGGATACCTAAAAATATTGATGTGTTAATATCAATTAACAAAGAGTGGGCTGATAAAATATTAAGCCACGAAAAATTAACAAAGTATTAATCAAACAAAAACAAACACAATGGAAAATAAAGACACAAGATTAATCTATTGCTACGATTCAAAAGGCACGCTGGTAAATGGAAAGCCTTTTGTTGGCTTCAACAGCGTATTCGATTACATTGATGCAAGCGAGGGGCTTATAGACTTGATGGCAAGTTTAAAGCGATACAATCAAATAAAAATGCAATGCCGACCGAATGGTGATATGATAGGTGATTATTACTTCCGCACCCGTCCTACTACCGTATTCAAATCAAAAGTAAAGTTTTACAATCTAAAATTAAAAGCATGAAAGCAGCAGAAAGAACAACGTACATCTACCGAATAGTAGGTGAACAAAGACACTTGGAAATGGTATGCCCAACGATAAGCGCAGCATCGAGATTTGTAGCGAGTGAATTAGATTTGAACGTGAGAACCTTTAGGATTGAAGGGCATATCGACACAGAGATACCAGTCGGTAATCGATACGTGTTAACTTCGTATTTAAAGTGGAAAAGCAAAGCCAAGCAGATAAACGAATTGATGATTGAAGCAGCTAACAAGCCTCAACATTTGCGATTTACTGGATTTAGTTATAAGTTTGACGAATGCGAGTTAGAGGAAGAATTGACGATAATCAAAAAGAAGTAGTTAGCCAGCTTCGTAAGTTAGGTGTAAGTGTTGCGATTACTTCAATGCTGGGGAAAGGTTTTCCTGATTTTATTTGTGGCTACATGGGAAAAAATTGGATGATAGAATTGAAAGATGGCGCGAAAAGTAAAAGCAGAAAAACACTAACAGAAGACGAGGAAAAGTTTTTTAATGATTGGAGAGGTCAAGTTGATAAATGCGAATCGTTAGATGATATTTGTCGAATAATAGGTATAAAAATGATTTAAAATGGGCGATTACGACTTGATGCCTTTTGGCAATTATGAAGGCTGGGAACTGGGCGATGTACCAGCTGAATACTTGCTTAGCATCTTAAAAAGCGGAAAGGCTAAAGGCGAACTAAAAGAATACATTGAGGATGTTAAAGACATCTTGGAGTTAGAAATACAAGGTAGATTAAATTGAAAGCAAGCGTAAACAGCAAAGTGATTAACGGTAAGTGCGCCACGAATAAAGGCAGCATATCGAAAACCTTTGAACAATTCGAGGGCAAAGAGATAACCATTACCATTGAAAAGAAAAGAAGGAAGCGCAGCAACAATCAAAATTCATACCTATGGGGGTGTGTTTATCCTTTAGTTAAAATGCAGTTCTATGAAACGTGCGGTGAAGTGTTTACCATTGAGGAGGTTCACGAGATAATGAAGATGAAGTTCAACAGCGTGGAATTGATTAACGAAGAAACTGGTGAGGTTATAATAGTACCTAAAAGTACAACCAAGAACAGCAAGTTTGAACAAGAGCAGTATCATGAGCAGATAAGAAACTTTGCAAAAGAATGGTTTAATATTCACATACCGTTGCCGAATGAAGAAATTTTTATAAATTCGTAAAAAACAAACGAATGAGCGGCAATTTCGATGCAGAGAAAAGAGTTCTAATTGACAAGATGCTAAATGATTGCATTGAAGATATGACGAGAGAGAAGGTGAATGAATATTACGAGTATATTAGGGACAAGTTTTATATTTACAACCTCCCGAAAGAATGCGATTTAATGCACGTTCTTAAACAAAGATTTTACGGCAGAGGCAAATGGTGGATGATAGATTGCCCGATCAATAAGTTGAAAGTGATACAAGCGAAACGAGAAACATATAAACGACCTTACTTTATTGAGGTGTTAAAACAAATAGGATGAATAGAAAATTAAAAGCAGTAGTGCAAACGGTGTTATTTGTAGCCTTGATAGGTTCGTTGGTGTCGTTATCTTATCTTACTAATTGGAAGGTAGGGGTGGCAGTTTACACGCTTATATCGCTGCATTATTTATTAGCGAAAGATGAAAAGTAAAGAAGCGGAGTATTACGCGACGATAGTTAAAGAGGCTATTAAGGAAGTAAAGAAAAAAGCAAAACCTAAAACAAAAAAGAAATGAGTGTAATTGATGTAGTGATGAGTCAGATGAAATACTCTAACGTACCTTCGTTTTCTGGAATCGTAATATTGGATAAATATTACACTAGAATACCTAGAAAAGAAAAGAAGAAGATAAAAAAGCAATTTGGAATATAATGAGCGAATTAACAATAATAAAGTGCATAGTATGCGAGTCTGTTATAGACCACGCTGAGGTGTTTTGTTATAAGTGTGGGGTGGTGCTTAGGCAGCCATTCTAAAATAGAATAATATAGAATATGGCTTTTAAGAAGGGTAAACCAAAGACTGGAGGAAGGGAAAAGGGTGTTGAGAATAAAATTACTCAAGACGCTAAGGAACGCTTTATTGAAATAATGGAGGGAGAAGTTGATTTAGTTAAAGAGTCTTTAGCCCAAGTTAGAAAAGAAGACCACGCGACATACCTAAAACTATTGGCTCAACTATTCCCTTACTTCATACCTAAGAAGACAGATGTTACCAGCAACGGCAAAGAGTTAAACGACAAACCTATTATAATTGATTGGAATGGCGGAAGCGACCAAGATACTGCCGTTTAAAAAACAAATTGAAGCTAAGAGAGTAGCCGATACCAAGACCTTTACTTTATACGGGGGGGCTATCCGAGGCGGCAAGTCTTATTGGTTGCTGCTTTGTTTACTTTCTAATTGCTTTAAATACGATAAAAGCAGATGGTTAGTAGTACGCGAATCATTGCCAACACTTCGCAGAACTATATTAGTAACCTTCCAGCGGTTATTAGATGACGGCTTTCAGCAATACGTTAAAGAGTTCAATCAGCAGACAATGACCGTTACCTTCACCAACGGCTCGCAAATTATTTTCTTAGCTGAATCATTCGACACAGACAAAGAGTTAAACCGTTTTAGAGGGTTAGAGATAAACGGTGCTGGCTTAGATGAAATAAACGAACTGCAAGAGGCAACGCTAAACAAGGTAATCGAGAGAAGTGGAAGTTGGACGGGTTCACCCAACTGCCCTATTCAAATCTTAGCAACGTGTAACCCATCAGGCGGATGGGTGAAGTCAAGGATATACGATAAATGGAAGGATAACACACTACCTACAACGTGGGCATACATACCAGCAAAGATTAGCGACAACCCACATATTCCAAAAGATTACGTTGAGTCATTGAAGGCAAATATGCCAGCGCACGAGTACGATGTATTCGTTAACGGTAATTGGGAGGTTAGTTTAACGGGTTCGTTGTTCAAGCGGACGGAGTTCAATTACTTTGATGAGTTGCCAACGGGAAAAGCAGAAAGCGTGTTAGGTTATGTCGATGTTGCAGATGAAGGTAGTGATTATTTATGCGCGTTGTGGGCAAGGATATACGATGGCAAGATATACATCACAGATGCAATCTTCACGCAAGATACAATCGATGTAACGTGCCCGATGGTATCAAGCAAGATAAAGGAGTTAAACGCTGACTACACCCGTATTGAGGCAAACAATCAGGGGAGTGGTTTCATTCGCTTGCTTCGTCAATCGGTGCAAGAAGATAAGGTACTAAGCATAAAGAACACCGCAAACAAGCACACGCGTATATTGATGGCGTACCACATCATTAAAAATAAATTCGTGTACGTTCACCCTGAGAAGCAGACAGATGAATATAGGGCAATGATGCAGCAAATATACGAGTATAAGAAGGACGGTAAGAGTAAGCACGATGATGCACCCGATGCGATGGCTGGGCTGGCGAACTTCATACAAGCCTTACTGCCGCACATATTCGAATAAAAAAAATTGACAATTATTTTAATACTTAATTTTAAAAAAAATTATTACGATGAGTTATGTATCTAATTTAGTGGCTCGAATGTTCGGGCTTAGCACCTTTAACGGTATGTACTCAACATCTATTTACGACCGTAAGAATCCGATTCTTATTGATACGGAAAACAAGCTAAGAATATATAACACCATTCCTCATCTTCAATCTGTAATCAACCAGTTAGCTGATATGTTCAAGAATATGGACATCAAGCTATACGATAAAAAGACGGGCGAAGAGATTAAAGAGCATGAGGTATTAAACCTATTGAATAGACCTAACCCGTTAAGAACGCGCGAGGAGTTTCTATTTGAATACTATGTGTTTAAGTCGGTGTTCGGTAATGCTTTTATATACGAAATTAAAGGACTACCAAGCGCGTTACCTTCGTTAATGTGGAACTTACTTCCAAGCGATGTTAAGGTTATTCCAACGGGTAAGCTATACAATCAAACAACGGTCGATGGAATTATTAAGTCTTATAAGGTATATGATCAAGGCACTTACTTTAATGTGCAGCCTTCCGATATGATATATAAGAATGAGGGAGTGGGTGGCAACCTTATAACATCACAAAGCAAGATTGATTCTTTGCAGTTGCCTTTATCTAATATCATAGGTGCGCTTAAAAGTGAAAATGTGTTAATAGTTGAACGTGGTGCTGAGGGTATATTAAGCAATGAAAGCCAAGCCGATGGCGGTGCGATACCTTTAGGCAAAGAGGAACGCGATAGAATAGAACGTGAAATGAGTAAAAGCTACGGCATATTTGACGGGCAGAAGCGTAAAATCATCACCAATAGTTCTTTGAAGTGGCAGCCGATGACATTCCCTATTAAGGACCTGATGTTATTAGAGTGCATAGAGAGCGACTTTCAAACTATCTGCGCTGCTTATGGTGCTGATAGAGATATATTCCCAAGCACGAAGGGCGCAACATTCGAGAACAAAAACAACGGGGTTAAATCAACTTACCAAAACACTATACAGCCTCAAGCCGATGACTTAATGAGCATCTTAAACAATGCTTTTGGTTTGGAGAAACAAGGGCTTTACTTATATGCTGACTATTCTTATTTGCCAGTGCTGCAAGAGGACAAACAAAAGGAAGAACAATCCGAAAAAACAGAAGCAGAAAAAAACAGCATCAACGTAAATACAATTATCACTTTGAACAGAGCGGTCTTAAATGGAGAGATAAGTCGTGATGTGGCGGTGAACATATTAAGCGATGTCATGAAGCGAGGTGTGGAGGAAGTAAACAATCACATCAATTAAAGAAAAAAAATTGCGAATACTTTTTGTATTTATTTTTGAAAAGAAATGGAAGAAGCGAAAAAACATATACTAAGTGAAGTCGATAAAAAGTCGGCTCATTACTCAGTTAAAAGTGCTGATGCAAATATTTTAGATGTTAGCACTTCATCTCGTATTGTTACGGGCTTCTTTAATTCTTATAACTTTTTCGATTCAGATAAGGATGTGTTAATAATGGGCGCTGCTAAGAAATCAATTGATGAGCGCGGAGTAAACAGCACAGCGGTTGCGAAGATTAAACACGCATTGAACCACGACCTTACGACCTTAGTAGGTAAGTTACAAGTGTTAGAAGAAACCACAAAGAATGGAATTACTGGTATTTATTTTGAGTCTAAGATTGCCAATACAACACTTGGGAATGATACTCTTATTAATTATAAAGAGGGTATATACGACAATCATTCAATCGGTTTCAAGTACAATCAACTTTCATTAATAGAATCGGAAAAGAATCCAGTTGCTTGGAATGAAGTAGTGAGCAAATTACTTAACCCTGAGGAAGCGGAAAAATACGGGTACTTATACTTAGTAAAAGAAATTAACCTATTCGAGGGTTCAACCGTTGCCTTTGGTGCAAATTCATTAACACCATTCTTAGGTGTGAAAAGCGGTAGTAAAGAATCAATGACCTTAGCACTTGTAAGCAAATTAAACCAGCTTGAATATACGGTGAAGAACGGAATGCAAAGCGATGAAATGCTAAGCACGTTTGAACTACAAATTAAACAATTCAAGCAAATATTAAAAGAGATTGAAGTAGCCGAAACCTTTGATAAGCCCACACTTTCACAAGTGCCGAGCGAAGCAAAATCAAGCGAAACGATAAAACCAAAATTCGATATAAATTCAATTATTAAAAACTTAAATTTCTAAAAAATGGAAGCACAAGACCAAAAAGCGTTAGTAGACGCTATCAACATTGAAGTTGGTAAAAAACTTGATGCGGTGAAAGCCGAATCATTAAACGAAGTAGCAAGTTTAAAAGCCGAATTAGAGGCAGTTAAAGCAGCTAAAGAAGAATTAAAAAGCGAAGTGAATGGAGAGATTGTTAAATTGAAAGCAGCTAACGAAGCGGCTTCTGAAAAAACAGAGTCTTACAAATCACTTGCTGACTTATTCGTTGACGGTTACAAATCAATCGTTAAAGAGAATGGCGCAAATATGAAAAAGAAAGGTTTTAGCGCACAGATGAATGTTAAGGCTGCTGGTACTATGACCACTGCTAACATCGATGCTGTTGGTACTAACTCAATTCCTTATCAATTAGCTTCTTTCTCAACTGGATTGGTAACAACTAAGAGAAGAAGACCGTTTATTATTGACCTTACTAACTTTGGTCGTACGGATAAAATGTACGTTCAATGGGCTGAAATGGCTAACAACGACCCGGGTACTGCTGGCATGACTGCTGAGGGCGCTGCTAAGACTCAAGAAGATTTCGATGTAAACGAAAAATCTGCGAAAGTAGAAAAAGTAACGGCTTACACTAAAGTATCAATGGAAATGTTAGATGATGTTGCTTTCATGGAAGCAGAAATCAGAAACAACTTAATTGAACTTATTGCATTGAAAGCTGATAGCGGTGTATTAAGCGGTAACGGTACTACTCCGAACTTGAATGGTATCATCACTCAATCAACTACTTATGCTGCTGGTTCATTTGCCGGTACTTTCGGTACTGCTGCAAACAACTTCGATGTATTGCGTACTGCAATCAACCAAGTTGAGGCTGCTAACTACTTACCTTCTGCAATCGTATTGCACCCAACAGATGCTACTTTCATGGAGTTGACTAAAGCAACTGACAATGGTTATGTTGCACCTTCATTATTCGTAGTGAGCAATGGTGTTACTACTTTCGCCGGTATTCCAGTTATTAAAAACACTGGCATCACAGCTGGTACATTCTTGCTTGGTGATTTCTCTCAAGTTAACGTGAGAATGAGACAAGATGCAACTATCTCAATGGGTCATGAAAATGATGACTTCACTAAAAACTTAATCACTATCCTTGCGGAAATGAGATTAGTTTGCTACGTGCCGTCTAACAGAGTGTTATCTTTGGTTACTGGTTCATTCACAACTGCGAAAACAGCGTTGAACGCATAGTTAATCGGGTGAGGAATTAAAACACCTCACCCTTTAATTTTAAAACTATAAAAAATGGCTAAGAAAGTAAAAGAAGTAGAGGTTATCGAAGTTGCAGAAGTTGCTGCTATTACTGGCAACGTGTCAATTAAAATAATCAAAGACACTCAACACCTTAAAAAAGGTGAAGTGTATAAAGAAAGCGGTGATATTGCTTCGTTATTAGTAGCGAAAGGCATTGCCGAAATAATCTAAAAAACGCTTTGTTTGTTTTGTTTGGAGGTGGGCGGTAAAAAACCCACCTTTTTTTTAAAGATAAATTTATAATTATGGCATCAATCTTAGTAAAAACAACAGACTTCACTGGGCTTTATTACATCGCTCAAACAACATACACTACACCAATATTGCAAGCCTATATTGATGAGTTTGAAAAAACATATATCCGTAAATTGTTAGGCTTAACACTTGGTGATTTGTTCATTGCAACGGTAGTCAATAACGTGCCCGTTGGTGCGAGATACGTTAATGTTTTTAATCCATTGGCAATTCAAGTAAGTGGCTTAAATAACGGTGTTAGTCTATTACAAGAGTATTACACAGAGGGTAGAATATTCGAGAGTAGAGGAATGAAAGAAATATTGAAAGGTATTATTTATTGCTTATACGTGCAAGGTACTCAAGCGCATCATTCTCAAAGCGGTGTTGCTAAGTCTTTGGGCGATGTAGGTATAGTAATGACGGGAGAGAGTGCAGCGCGTATGGGCGAGATTAGACACAATGGAATCATATCCGATTGGGAGGCGGTTCAATACTATATTCATGTAAACGCAGCAACATATCCTGAGTACGATGGTTTACAATTAGCACCTAAATACAGCGCAATATTATGATGTACAAAACAGATATAATAGACTATTTAAGCAGCGTATTAACTGCCGTAGATAAAACAATAACAATACTAAGCACTACCAACCCCTCAGGCGGTGTATATACCATTACCGTTGATGATGTTAAATGGATTCAACCAAGCATTGTGCTATCAATAGGCAGTAACAATTACACCGTAAGTTCGATTTCGGGCTGTGTGATTACTCTAAGTGGTAGTGCTGCAATAGTTGTTAGTTCATTCACGTTACCAACGGTTTACTTTTTTCACGGGACGGTTAAAGAAACAAACATTACTTTAACTAAGCGCCAATTCGATACTGATAAAACACCGCTTGTCTATTTGCTTGAAATCTTTAGCGAACGGTTTAATGAAGATGTAGATGAGTTCGAGCGTGTGAGTGATTTGCGTTTATTCTTTCTTACTCATGCTAACTTTGAAGATTGGGAGATTGACGATTTTTACGATAACAGCATCAAGCCGATGCAAAGATTGGTGCAACACTTTATTGATACGCTTAACAAACAAGTGAGAGTTCAGCAAATAAGAGATTACGAACTAACTAACCTTTCTCGCTTCGGAGTGTACGTGAATAACAAAGGCTTTGAATCGACATTGTTTGAAGATAAATTGAGTGGTGTTGAGTTGAGAATTTCGCTTGAATTAAGAAAGCCGACCGATTGCGGTGGGTATTGCTAACAAAAAAAATTGGCAATTATAAATTGAATTAAATTTGATGAATAAATAATAACTTTTAAAATTTAAAATTATGGCAAATTGCTGCAGTCTTACAGTCGCTAACACAGGGTTTGGCTGTACCCCTATCATGGAAGTGGTAGAGAAATTCATCGAAGTATCTTACTTTAAGGAAGATGGTACTATCAATGAAATTGATTTGACAGATACATTCAACTTAGCTTATTTTACCGCGCTTGTAAATAACGCTGATGAAACTTTGCGTTGGTATCCTTTACCATTCGTTAAGAACATGGTGGATGAGCGCGCAGATTCTGACTTTGAAACTTTTGATGACAAGACTAAAATCGAAAGACAAGTTGGTATTCGTTCAGTTAAAACAATGATTACTACTTTAGGTAATAACGCTGGTGCTGTTTCTCCTCAAATGGTTGGTAAAATAAACGATAAGAAATGTAAAGTTTCGGGCTTGTTTGGTATTACTAAATCAAAACAATTAGTAGGCGAAATGATTAACACTGGTTACTTAGCACCAATTAGAATCGACAACGGTTCAATCTCTGCAAGATTAATCAAAACGGGTTCAGGTGCAACGACTCAGAAAATTGACTTAGCTTTCGATTGGCATTTAGATGTACAAGATGAGAGATTGAGAACATTGGAAGCAGACGAAATGAGCACAGATATTAGCTTGTTAAACGGTTTATTAGATGTTACTTCAACATATTCTGCAATCGGTCAAACATCGTTTAAAGCTACTTTAAAAACACAATACGGTTCATTCTTGAATCCTATTTTAGTGGAAGGTTTAGTAGCTGGCGACATGGCTCTTTACAATGTAACTGATAGTGCTTCGGTAACTATTACATCTATTGCTGAAAGTCCTGATGGCACTTATCAAATCAACTTTGCTTCGCAAACGGTTGCTGATGTGCTTCGTTTAACCATCACTAAAGACGGTTACAACTTCGCAGCGGTAACAACGAATACTATCACAATATAATACACTAAGGGGAGGGCTTCGGCTCTCCCTTTTTAAAACTAAAACAATGGCAGCAGAAAATGAATTTTTAAAAGTTGGCGGTGTAACCTTCGCGCTTTATGGTGTGGCTGGTTTAACGAAAGATGAATTTGTATCGATGTACAAAGGCACTCCCCAGCTTACTGATGGCTTAGATAAGATTTGGGCGACTCTAAAAGCAGAGTGCAAAGCGAAGGGTATAGTGTGGGCAGAAGATGCGTTAAAAGAAGCGCCGGCAAACACAGATGCACAAATCAAGCCTAAGAAGAAAAAGAAAAGCGATAAGTAAACAATGAAAGCGCTGGCTGATTTGTTGAGAAAAATAATCGGCTTAGAAAGCAAGGCGGATAAATTGTTTGTTGAAATATTGAAAGATAGCAACGTACAAGCGCAAATAATTGATTTCAATTTAGAGCAAATGTACGAGGGTGGTGTAGATAGTGAAGGTCGTTCTTTGGGTGAGTATGCAACAATAACGGTTCAATACTATAAGCCTTTAGCGCGAAGTTTGGGTAACGATGGCAGAACAGACCACATCACGCTAAAAGATACTGGAGAATTTTACAAATCATTTAGAATAAAAGTAGAAAATGACGGGTTCAAAATCACAGCCGACACAATCAAAGAAAACACAGATTTGGCGCAAGTTTATCCCGATGTTCTTGGGCTCTCTAAAGAGAGCAAGCAAATGGTTAGTGAACTTATTACACCGTATTTTATTGAAAGCATACGCAAAGAACTATTGGTGTAGTATTGAGGAGATGCCAATCTATAACTGGTTAAAATGGCACGAAGATAAGGACGATAAGTGGCTAAGTAGGAAAGGCAAAGCTGGGTTACTTACTTCGTACTTTGGCAACAAGGTAATGACACAATTTATTGAGCGTTTTGGCTTTAGTGAATCGTTTATAAAGGCATTAGAGAAGGAAAAAGAATTAGTATTGTTACAGGCACGAATGGCAATAACAGAGGATAGAAGTTTGAGCGCGTTTATTAAGATTTGTCAAATAGAGATTGAGGCACTAAGAGCAGAAACAAACAGCCGTTCCGACTTTTACGAGATTAAAGGAGTGTTAGAACATGAAATGGGGTTTCAAATTGATATTAAAAAAGTAAGTGTAGCAGAATACTATACCTATTTCAAAGCATTAAAAAAAATAAGACCTAAGCAAAATGGCTGAAAGCGGTAAAATAACGAGAGAGGATATAATCGCTAAAGACGCGTTTACATCTGCCGTTGAGGAAGCAAAAGAATTATTAAAGGTTGTTACCGAGATTCAAAACGCGTTAAAGACAAAGGCTAAACAATCAACAGACGGCTTCGCTATTGCATCACCTCAAACACTTGATGATGTTGCAAAACTAACGAAGCAAATTGAAGACTTAAAGAAGCAGATTGCAGCATTGGAAGCTGTAACAGAGAAACAAAAGAAAGCAACAAAGGACTTGACAGCTGCGCAGGCGCAAGAGAATTTGGCGCGTCAAAAGCAACGCCAAGAGATTACACAACAAGTAAAGTTAAATTCAGACCTTACTACCACATACGAAAAGCAAGTTGTTAGACTGGCGCAAATCAAAAAAGAATTAAAGAACATTAGTGCGGAAGGTGGCAAAGCGCCTAAGGCTTTAACTGATGAGTTCAAAAAATTAGATACAAGTGTAAGAAAAGCGGAAGAATCGGTAGGTGAGCATCAAAGAAGCGTTGGTAATTATAAGCAAGCGTTAACGGGTTTGAGCGGACCGCTGGGCAATGCTGCAAATGGTATTAGTGGAATGGGGCAAGCCTTAAAAGGTTTGTTATTGAATCCCGTTGCGCTGGCTATTGCTGCCGTAGCTGCTGCTGTTTATGGCTTGTTTAAAGCGTTCACCTCAACAGATAGCGGTGCTACTGAGTGGGCGGTTAGATTAGAGCAAGTAAGCGCGATAATTGATGTTGTTAGAAATAGAGCACTATTGTTAATTGATGCTATTGTGGCTTTATTTAGTGGTGATTTTACAGAGGCAGCGCAGAAGTTTGGTCAGGCGGTTAGTGCAAACGGTGATGATTTTGCAAGGGCAACAGATGGTGCAAGAAAATATATTGAAGCATTAGATGACTTAGAGGATAGAATAAGCAACTATGCGGTGGCATCGGCTAAGGCTAATTTAAAAATATCAGAGGCAGAATTTAACGCTGCTGATAGAAGATTCTCCATACAAGAAAGAAGAAAGTTTTTAGAGGAAGCAATAGCTTTATCTTCAAAAGAAGTAGCTGAGCAACGGAAGTTTGCAGAGGAAAGATTTGTTTTAGAGGCAGAAAAGTTAGCATCATTAACTGGATTAACAGCAGAAGAAATTGCTTTGTATGTAGAGATGACAGAGGAGCAAAAAAAGAATGCGAGCGAAGCAGTTAAAACTGCAAGGAATAAATACGAAGAAGAGTTTAAAGCCTTAAATGAATTTGGGGCAAAAGTGTTTGAAGAACAAGAGAAGTTTTTTACTGAAAACAAAAAGAACAACGCAAAGCTGGCTGCATTTGATGAACAGATAAAAAAGGACGCAATAGACAGAGCAAATAAAGAAGCTGAAGAAAAGAAAAAAGCAGCCCAAGCCTATTTTGATTATTATAGAGATAAGTTAACTGATTTAGAAAAAGCAGAGGCTAAACGCAGGAGCGACTTTGAAAAGGCAGAGCAAGTGAGATTGAAAGATGATAATGTCCGTAACCAACTTGACCAAGAGAAAAGACAAGGCTTAATTGATGGATATAATGAGCAAAGCGAAGCATTAAAAGATGCCACAAACAAAGATTTTAATTTAATTAAAACTGGTTTAGATATTGAGTTTAGAGCAAGGCAAACAAAACTACAAAAGCAAAAGGATTTTGAGATAAGCAACAAAGATTTGACAGAGAATGAAAAGTTGTTAATTGAAGAAAAATATAAAAATGATAGTGCGAATTTAGCGCGTGAAAAAGCAGCGGAGTTGAAAGGTATTAACGAAAAAGAAAAAGAAGATAAGAAGAAGTTAAAAGCCGATGAATTAGCAGAGGAAAGAAAAGTACAGCAACAAGTTTTACAAGGCATTGAACAAGGTGTAAGACGGAGAAGCGAGATAGTTCAAAATGGTTTAAATGCTGAGATTAAAAAGCAAGATGAAGCTGTGCAAAGACAGCAAGAGTTAGCTGCGAAAGGTTTAGATAATACGCTGGCTTATCAAGAGAAAAAGCGTGAGGAGTTGCAGGCGAAATTAGAGCGTGAGAAGGAAGCAGAGAGAAGACGCGAGGAGGCTTTACAATTAGCTGGCGCTTTCTTAGGTAGTTATCAAAGTAGGTTAAATAATAAACAGAACACTACTCAAGCCTTAGCTGGTGCGCTTGCTGATACCTTAATTGCAAAGGCGATTAGTTCAACAATAGCGGGTGCATTTGCTGGCGGTGTTGAGGACTTTCAAGGTAAAGGAACGGGGACGAGTGATAGTAATTTAATTGCATTCTCTCATGGTGAATCGGTAGTAACGGCAAAGGCAACACAACAATACAGCGGACTCGTTACGGCAATGAATAAAGGCTTGGTAGATGATTACGTGAAGCAAATGATTTTGCCTGACATGGACGCGCCAATGAAGTCTAACGGCAATAGTTTTCAAAGTGCTGCTATCATTTACACGCTTAACACTAAACTTGAAAGCCTCGAGAAAGCAATTAAAAACAAACAAGAGATAAAAGTGAATTGGAACGCGCAAGGTGAACGAGTGGAGGAGATTGTTAAAGATGGAATGAAGACGGTTATTAAGCACGTAACAACTGGAAAGCGTAGATTATGAAGACTATATTCTATTTAAACGGTGCAGCGATTGAACCGCCAGCGAATCAAAAGGAGTTATCTATTCAACTTAACTTTGACAAAGATGCGCCAACGGCTCAGGTATCAATCAACAAGTGGCGATTCGTGCGCGATAACGCTGGCACTATTCAAGATTACATCGATGGCGGTCTATTGGGCGCTGATACTATTTACGGCAATTACACAACATCGACGGGTATCTTTGAAGGTTTGCCCTTTAAAATAGAATTAGAGCACTTAGGGACAACGGATGTTATCTTTGATGGGTATTTAGATTTGAGCGATAATGTTGAGGTTAGCGATAACGATATAACAGCGAGCGCAAAAGAAACACACAAAATAGATTGGCTAAATGAAAGTGCTGATAGCGTAGACTTTCAATTCTTATACGACACACAGCCATCATTATTCAATAACAAATTTATTGATATACCTTATGTTATAAACACAATACCAAAAGCTGGCGAAGCATTTTTAGCAATCATTTCAGCGTTCGTTATTACTAATTCTTTGATTGTTACCGGTAAAGATATATCGAAAGCAATAAGCAAGATAGGCACTGGTTGGGAAGCGGTGGGTGGTATCATTGAGTTGATCGCGGAAATCATTTACTTCATTACGCTTTTGGCGACTTTGATTAAATTAATTTATGATGCTTTTAATTACATCATTCAGCCCGTTAAGTATCATCAAGCAATGAGGATAAAAGACCTTTTAGAAATTGGTTGCGCTCACTTTGGTTACACTTTTCAATCTTCAATATTTAGTGGTGAATTAGCAGACGCGGTGATATTACCTGAGAAGTACCAAAACCCTGATACAGATGGTATTTTAGGCTTTCTTAATCCTAATGAACCTGAGATGAGAGGTTATTACAAAGGCACGTTCGGGCAGTTATTACGCGATATTAAATTGATGTTTAACGCGAAGATTATAATTAACAATGGTACGTTAATAATTGAGCGTAGAGATTACGATTTATTTCCTGCAACTACCTATCAACTGCCTGACCTTCGCAACGATTGGAACGGCTTTAATGCGGATGAATTTAAAAGCGGTTACTACTTAAAGTTTCAAACTGATTTAAACGATAAGAATACGATAGATAAATACGAGGGTACAGCGTATCAAATTACGTTGCAGCCTAACATCGTTAACAATCAATTCAATCTATTATACAAAGGCTATGAGCGTGTAGATTTCCCTTTTGCACTCGCTAAAAAGAAAACATCATTAACTTTCCCTGAGCAAGTTTTTAGAGTAATATTAGATACATTCAGCGCGGTTGCGAATGTCTTTGTGTTGATTATTAATGGCGCCATTGATGCCTTGCAAGCGGTGATAGGTTTGATAAATGATTTAATTGATTTTCTAAATACATTTGGCATACCTATTAATTTTAATTTACAAGCACCTGAGAATATCCCTCCAGTTGTTTTAGGTACTTTAATCACCGACAGACTTGGAATGTTACTACTTGAAAACGACTTTGTAAACGTACCTAAAATATTTATCATTCAAGAAGGAAGCACACCACGTAAAACAGATGTAGATGAAACACTTAACGCGAAATATCTTTGGGATAATTATCATTTCATTAATTCCTTTTATCCAATCTCAGGAAAGCATAATCAGTATATTAAGCGCACTTTTGATAACGTGCCTTTTTGTTTCGAGGATTATCAAAAAGTAAAATTAGATAATCGAATATTGACTAATTTTGGAGAGAGCGCGCTTGTTGATTCTTTAGAGTGGAACGTGTATAGACAGAGCGCGAATATCAAGTACAGAGTAAACAAGCTATATTACAACAACTTCAAAACACCGACAACAAATGAAGCAACAGGAAATTAACCCAAAAGATTTAAAAAAGGCGATGAAGGTTCTAAGTGATTTATCATCGAACGCTTCTTTATTTCAAAACCTTGCTGAAAACATGATAAACACTTTATCTCCTGAGGACAAAGAAAAAGTAAATAAGGCGGTGAATACAAAAGATTTAGGAAAGGCAATGGATAAATTAAACGGCGCGCTAAATAAAATGCAAAGTTATGGCAGTAAGAGTAGATAGCATTTCGTTTAATAGCGAATTAACAAGCGGTTCAACTGATTACCTTTTAGGCAATGTGCTTAACAGCGTAACAGCAACTATCAATATATCGGTGGGGTGGTTTGCTTTTGCTTCGGCTTCAACTAAAATTCTATTCGCACCTACTACGGGCTATCCTAACCCTGATGAAGTAATTAGATGCAATAGTCCTTTATTTGCAGAGTTTAATTTGGGCGATACAATCGATGTTAATGGCACTACTTCCAACGATGGCAGCTATACGATAGCAGCTATTATAAGCGCAAATGAAATAAGACTAACAACATCGCTTGTTAATGAGTTAAGCAGCACAGCAGAGATTATAGGGACAACACCGATAACAGCATTGAACTACTTTTATAACTTAATCGAAAACGCAAACGCGCCTTCTTACATTTCACAAATAGATGGCAGCGTGCAAAAGTATTTAGCATTTGATTTAGATGCAACAGATACAAGTACGGTAGTGCCGTTCGTTGGTGTTGGTGCTAAGTCTTGGCAATGTGGAGGCGCAACAATTAAAGGCGATGGTGTAGATGCTTACTTTCAATACTTCGAGATAACACACAACTTTTTAGTTATACCTTATTACATCGAGGGTGAATACAATGATTTGATTGCCGGCATTAAGCCTTATAATTTTGACAACACTAATTCTTTAAAATACATTTCAAACTTTGAAGCCTTATATTTTAGGACTGACCCGAATAAAAAGCAAATAGGTTCATTCGTAAGTAATAAAGGTAACGTAGGGTGGTTTGATGAGAACTTTAACACCGACCTTACAAACTATTCTCATACGGCAATAGTTCACAAAACACCTACCAATATAACTTTGCCGAGTGTTGAGATTTCACAAAATTTAAACACGTTTACATTCGATGTAACAAACGCAACAGATACGCCATTCGTATTGAATACAACCCCCTGCATATTAGGCTTCTCTTTATTAAGTGATGAGGTAGATTATACCGATGCGGCTAAGACCGTAGAGCAAAACTTTTTTATTGATAGGATTGTAACAACGGTTACAGACGATGTGCCATTGGCTAACGGTAATTATATAGAAAACGTGAATGTTGAGTTCATCAGTTCAAGCGTAGTAAGGGTAACGGGTAACTTTCAATTTTCTGCTGGTGATGTTACTTATTTAAGTGCTTTGAGTGGTAAGCGTTATTGTATGACCTTTGATGTAGTTGATGATTCTTTAACTATTGATAACGCAGATAGAGTTACGCTCTTAGTCGATGCTAACGAACTTTATATTGATACTTCAAACGATGGATTAATTGTATTTGATACCACGATTGTAACAATGGCAGACCAGCCGCAAATGGGTGTACTAACTACGGAGGCATTCCCGACCGATGCTATTGTGATTCGCTCAATCATTGCTTTTGATTACGAAATCAATACGGACTTTACAAGTATAACAGCAAAGATTATAGCTGAGAACGCAACGGGCGACTCATTCGATTTAGATTCGTTTAGTTTTAACTTAAGCACACAGCCGAAGGTTAGTGATATAATGCAAATAAACATTAACCAGCCGCGCCCGTTTATACCAAGTGGCGAGGACTTTTTTCAAAACATAATTGTTAAGCGTAGGAGTGATTTAGATGCCGGCAATCTTTATTATTATGAGATTGATTTTCCTATCTTATTTCGCTGGGAATATTGGCGCTCTTTGTTAGGTGTTAATGCTGCTTTTTTCAACACTTCGTTACCTAACAACGGGTATAATAATTTATGGTACAGATACGATGCAGCGCCATTCAATATCAAGGGGGTGATTCAATTAGATTTAATAAACGATGGGAATGCTTTAAGTTTTGAGGAGAAAATAACCTTAGACGCTTACAACTATTCAACTGGTGCGGATTGGACGGTAAAGACCTTAAAAGCGTACGACCTTAGCAATAACGAATTAACAGACGGGGCAACAAGTTTCGTACAAGGCTTTGCGAAAACAAAAATAGTTGCGGTGTTTGAAAACACTAACCCGATAGATTTACCAAGCGTATTCGTTCGCTTTGCTGCTGAGGTGTACGAGAGCGGTGGAATTAGTGGTTTGCATACTATTGACTCTCTTTATCCAGTTGCTGCGAGTGAATGGTTTGAAAATGATGCCAACGCTGGATTGATTGAATTAGTATTGAGCGGCAACGAGATAACAGCAACGGCTTATTTAGACAACACTAAGATACCAACGGGCGGAACTTTAACACTTTACGCGAGAATATACAACGGCACTCCAGCAGATGGTAAATTAACAGAAGCTGGTATATTTAAAGCAACTGAGGATGGTATTCTAAAACAACTTGAATAAATAAATTTGTGAGTATAAAAATAATTTAATTTTGACTTTATGAGCGAGAAGATTAGCGAATATACAACAAGCGTTTCAGCCTTAGCGAGTGGCGACCTTATGGATGTGAGTAAGTTGATTTCGACTTCTCCCGATGTTTATCAATCGCAAAAATTAAACTACTCGGTATTACTTACTGAGTTGAATGCTGATTTAACAATCAACAATTTAGCTAAGGCAGACTTAACTTCAACAGCGGCAGCGCGTTCATTCTATTTATATGGCAATACTGGCTCAGATTCTTTAAGATTTAGAAGCCTTGCAGGAAATCCAATGCTATCTTTATTCGGAAGCGGTGGAGTGGTTATAGGTAATGCAACTACTTACGGTGCTTTGCAGATTTATTTAAGTGCCAGTGATGCAAATGGAGATACTTATTACAGAAATGCTGGAGGCAATGTTCAAGCACTTGGAATAGGCACAGCAGGACAAGTATTAACGGTTAGTGGTGGCGGTATTCCTACTTGGGCAACCTCATCAAGTTCAAACTTAGGCTCTGCAAATTTAACCTCAGCAGACGATGCAAGGACATTCACACTTAAAAGTGGCGGAACGGCAACACAAAATTTGCAATTTTTAAATTCTGGCGGTGGAAATTTATTGAAATTAAGTGGTAACAATACAATTGATTTTGGCAGTTCACCAAATTATATTACTTCAAATTTTTATTGTAATCCAGCAACGAATACGAATTTCAATGTATTACGTGGTACAGATGTTTACATTCAAAGCGACGTTGCGGCTTATACAACGTATTTTCGTGGATCTTCTTGGTCAAAAATTATTGTATTAAGCCACGATGCTGGACAAGTATCGGTTGCTGGAACGAGTTCTGGATTTTTTGCGTTAAATAATACAGGAACAGAAAGCATTATTCAGAGATTAGATTCAAACGGCGCTTATATTCTTTATAGAAATAGCGCTAATGCAAATATATTTGCGATAGATGCAAATTCTGCTGCTGCTGGAATTATTGGCGATTTTGGTGTAGGCGCTTTTGGACCTTATTCAGCAAGATTACAAGTTAAAGGCAGCGGCGCAACATCAGCAACAACAACGGCATTATTTCAAAATTCAGCGAGCGTTTCAGCATTAAAAGTAAAAGATGACGGCTATTGTATTTTAAAAGCAAATAACGCGGCAATAGCGAGCGGAGATTTAGCGAACAACGAAATGAGTTTTTATATTGACGAGGGAACCAATCATTGTGTTGTTAAAGTAAAATATTCAAGCGGAACGGTAAAAACAGGAACATTCAATCTAACTTAAATAATATGTTAAAAATAACCAACACAGCAGAAACGGCATTTACATTCAGCGGAATAGAAATGCCAATAGGTCAAGATATTTACTTCTTTATTGAGAACTTCAATTCAAATCATGGAGTGATGAATATTAATGCTTTCCCTCAAAAGTTAGTATCTGAAACGATTGACGGTGTAACAACCAACACATATCATCCTTTACCAAAAATAGACCAATTAGAGAGCGTAGGAATCGAAATAACGGGCGATGATGAGTTGAGCAAAAACGGTTTGAAAGGCGTAGGACTTCGCGTAGATACTATTTATGAAGCATCACTCTTAGCAGTTAATTACTTTGAGGTGAATGTACCAAGTACAGCTGGCTTATTTTCAATCATCGGGTTAAATTTAGAATCAATATAATTAAATAAAACAAAATGAAAGCAGAACAAAAAAAACAATTAGCAGACGCATTGAATTACATTTACAGCATCAGCACAAAAGCAGCAGTTGAAAAACAATCTCACGATGTTTGTTTTGAAGCAGCAAAGGAAGTAATGAAGCATATCGAATCAATCGAAGTCGAAGAAACTAAAGAAGATTAAACGATGCCAACGGGAGAATGCATAAAAGGTAATTTCATTATTATAGGCACTAACCCTATCGAGGACGTGCCGAGTATTGGTGGCATTATACCGGCTTCACCCGTTGCTCAATGTTGCGCTAAGACTACATTCTTCGCAAGTACGCCAAGCGATGATGTTCTAAAAAATGATAAGACTTCGTTTCTTTGGGCGCTTTCTCCATTGGTTTCTGCTGCTGAAATGACTTTGCAAAAGGCAAACGCGAGCGGAACTTTTGTTGATGTTCAAACACTAAATGACAATGATTACGGCACGTTCTATGCGCTTAACTTCAATAGCGATGACGACAATAGAAAGTACATCGGGTATCTCTTAGATATGCGCTTAGTTATCTTGGACGATGGCGCTGGATTATATCGCGTTAAGAATGTAATTGTTACCATACTTGGAAACAAATCTTTGTATTCAAACGAGTTTTGTTTAGCTGAATATTCTCCAGCTTTGATCAATGGAACGGTAAGAATAGAAACTTACACAAACGGCATACGTGGCGCTGCTGGTTCTCAAACAGACTTTATAGATTTTAATTCTATTAATTGGTACAATCAAATTCGACTTAGTGGTATGTTTGGTTTCACATCAAGCGAATACACGCGCGAAGAAGTTGAATATAACAACGGGCAAAAACAATGGGTTGTTGATGAGCAAAAGGAGAAGTACATTTTGAAGTTGAAACCTATTGAGCAAGCTACGCGCAACTTCGTTAAGACAGATATTCTGCAAGCCGATGAAATCATCGTAACAGATTACAACAATACTAATCCTGACGAGTTTATTGGTGTTTACGTTAAAGGTTCGGGAGGCTTTGAGCCACGACACAACATTAAGGAGGCTTTGCCAGTTGATATTAACTTCGACAGCGCATTTAATAATCAAAGAAAAAGACGCTGCTAAATGAATCCGCAAAGCATTACAATATTTCTAACCATTGGCGGAACATTCGTCGGAATAATAGCCTACTTTCTTAATAGATTAATTCAGCAAGTGGATAAGATGACGGAGAAAGCGAATAGCATTGAAAATTCAATGACAAAATTAAGTGTTGAACTTTACTCTATCGATAAAAGATTGAGCGCAATGGAAAGGGACATATATGTTGTACATCGTAACGGAGTAGCAAAATGAACATAGCCGAAATGTTTGAAAATTACGAGATAACTTTATGACGATGTGGGAAAAGATAAAGGCTGAGGCTAAGGCTCGTTATGTGATAGGCTTCATGATAGGTGCTATTTTGGCGCTTGCTTTTATACTTGCTTTTTTTGTTGAGTACCCTAAAAATAATGAGGTATTGATAGCAAAATTAGAAACAGCATTCAGCATATCATTTGGCGCGTTCATTCAACACGTTATGAAGACTCCTGACAAAGAAAAAAACAATGCAACACATGGATAAGATAAGCACACACATCACTTACGACGAGGCGACAAACAGCCCAACGGCAAAAGCTAAAGGAATAAGCAACGAGCCAACATTAGAGCACCTGAAAGCAATGGTAACGGTGGCTGTGAAATGCTTTGAACCAGTGCGGAGATTTGCAAACGTACCTTTAAAAATTAATTCATTTTATCGCTCACCTATTCTTAATAAGGCCATCGGTGGTGCAGTTGATAAGTTCGGACAAGCGAAGTCGCAACACTGCAAAGGCGAAGCGATAGACTTTACTGGCAATGGCAAAATAAAAAACTCTTTGCTGTTTCAACATATTAAAGCTAATTTAGAGTGGGATCAGCTAATTTGTGAGCATCCGGTAAACGGTGAACCAACTTGGATTCATGTTAGTTACAAAGAGGGCGCAAATAGAATGCAGATATTGACCGTTGACAAAGAAAGTCCGAACGGTAGAGGGTATAAGAAAGGAGATTGCAATGAATAAGGAGGTAGCAATAAGAGATATAACAATTTTGGTTTTAGGCTTCCTTACTATCATGCTACTATTTAAAGGGTGCAACCACAGAAAAAGAAGTACATCGCTTGTTATTGACTTGCAGAATTATAGCGATAAGGTGAGGGAGTACGAAGATGCAAACGGTAATCTAATTGAGTACAATGCTGCGATGCAATTACTTGTTGACCAAAAGAGCGATGAGGTGCTGGCAATGGAAAAAAGATTAAAGTTAAAAGATACGGAGGTGTTGATAAAGTATAAATCAATATTTAAGTACGACACAATCAAGCACGTATTTCGCGAACAGCTGCCTTGTACTGCCTTCATTGATTCATTTAGTATTGATAGCACATTCTTTAAATTTGATGCTGTTATAACGGAAAAGAATTTTAGCCTATACAATATTCAAGTCCCCAACGAGCAGACTTTCATAATAGCAAAAAAAAAGAGCAGTTGGCTTAAAGAAGATTCGCTATCTGTAATAGTTGAGAATAGCAATCCCAACATAAAAGGCGAAAGCCTGAGAGCGTACACCTTCAAGCCTTCCCCTAAGTGGTACAATAGTTATAAATTCAAAGGTGCTTTATTTGTTGCTGGTGTTATTGGTGGTGTTATGCTGGCTAAGTAGCGAGGTTGTAACCTATCACAATCTTCGCACAGATACCATTTATCGACCGCAATAGGTTTTCCACATCGAGCGCAATAGTTTTGAGGCATATTACTTTAGTTTATCGATAATAGATTCAACAACGCCACAACTTAAATATCCATCTTCATCTTTAAATATTTTTAATAACCTCTCCTTAAACTCATTCACCGCCTTTTCGCTTTCTTGTTTGGCGTATTCCTTCATCGCTTTGTGAAAGTAAAGTTTGTACTTTTCGGAAACCGTTTCGTTATGAGTTTCAAAACATTCTTTGAAGTGCTTGTTCATTATTTCTTCTGCTGTTTTCATATTATTGTTTTAAAATTTTATCTTCCATTTTGGGGTTGTTTAACTATTTACTGGTTCAATGTTTAATTTCACTTCCATAATTGAAATTGCTCGTTTATGATGCTCTTTTGCATCTTCCATAGAATAATACTGCGAAAAGAATTTATAAGGAATATCTGTTTTTTGGCTCAATGTTTCAATCATAAAAGTTTTCCATTCTTTTTGTGGTGTTGCTAAAGATTCTCGATATTCTTTAAGCCTTTCAGCATAATGAATAATATGCCATTTAGAAAGTTCAATGAATTCCTGAGGTGCGTTGTTGCTTTGCAGCCAATCAAAATGCTTCTCCTCATTTCTAATCATTGTTTCGATTTTATTCGCAATTTCTATTTTCATATACAATTTATTTCGTTTATTTCGGGGTTTACGCATTGCGTGAGTTGAAAACTATTTAATGCGTACCCATTGTGGACCATCATTTACCAGTATTGCCTTTATTGTAATATCATCAATCAAAGTCAAAGAAGCATCAACAGCTTCGTTAAATGTTTTAAAAATACCCTTTTCTTCAAGTTCTCCTCCAAATGGGTTATCGCTAATTTTTTGAATTAATAAACGTGTCATATTATTTTGTTTTTAGGGTTGTTTAAAAAATTGAAAGCTGCGGACTTGGTCTATTACAGATAACCTCTGATACAATAGGGGTGCTTTCCTTTAATATTTCTAAGTAATAACTATTTTCTTCTTTATACGAAACGCA